TACAAGGTTCCGATGTACTCGTTTCCAACCGCCCCGGCAGTCTCTGCGGTCAGCTGATATTGCCCAGGCGCAATTTCGGCGGTGACGGCAAAGTTGATATCCCCGCCGGAAAACCTGGTCCCCAGCGCCACATTGCAGCCCGTCCCATTTGCCGTTTCGAAATATCCCTTCCGGACAGCGTAGGTTGCGGCTGCTCGCAGTACACCCCGTTCCCGACACTTCTTTGTCAGGTCTTCACCGGTGGCCGTGTCCGGGAATGCCCGGTCCATCAAGTAGGCCAGCTCGATGTACATGATGGCCAGCTCGGCAGCCGCCGGCGCAATGGCGTCGTAGATGATGGATCCTTCCCGCTTGTCCACAGAGGATGTCACCCTGGCCAGGCAGCGTTCCATGATGGCTTCAAAGGTCATTTCCTCATACATTTCGCGCTACAGTCCTTTCTACCGGGATTTCCCCGAAAATCGTTTCTGCTGTGAATTGGATGGATATGGTACGCCTGTTCGGCTGGCTGACGCTGAAATCCGTGATTCCGGTGATCCGGCTGTCTGCCAGCAATGCCTCCTGCACAATGCGCCTTGCTTCGCTGGCCAGCGTCTGTGCGCTCCGACCGAAGGTTCCGTTCAGCTCTATCCCATAATCCCAGGAGTAGATCAGATAGGCGAACCGTTCTGTCAACAGGATTTTCAGGATCGCTTGGCGCATTGCCTCTGTCCCATCCACGTAGCCAGTGACACGGCCCGTCTCCAGGTCCATTTTATAGGTCCTGGTTGTCTGGCTGGCGGCAGGCGTAATGTCCACGGCCGGGTTAAGGATGCCGGTGCCTTGGCCTGGAATCAATGCCATAAGATCACACCTTTCCCAAAATCAGAAATGATTGGCCGCCATGATTTCGCAGCAACGCCAGCTTGTCGCCGATGGCCAGCGGATCTCCGTCCTTTTCTTTCAGCGCCACAAGGGCGCTGGCGGGCAAGTCAAAACGGTTGTCCACCCGGACAACAAGGGGGGAAACAGCCGTCACCTGGCCAAACAAAAAGGATGCCGGAACTGCCGCGTTTTGCGACTGCTCCGCAACCTTCTTCATCGTGTCTAAAATGGACATATCACACCACCTTCAGCTTCAGCGTCATGGTTCCTTTGAGCAGATCGGCACTATGCTCTTCCACAATGTAGCAGGCGTTCACGCCGATTTTCTCAATGCCAATATACAACGCGCGGCCAGCCCGGACAGACAGGTCCAGCAAAGCCTTGATCTCAAAGGATCTCTTGGGGCGGTTGTACAGCTCCAGCATTTGGCCGCCACGCTCCTTGATCTGTGCCTCATTCATGCCCTCCTGCACAGTCTCATAGTCCTGCAGCACGCCCCAGAAGGTCATGTTGTTGGAATCCTGGAAGATGTAAACATCCCGCTTCCCGGTCGTTTTATTGTCCCGAACCAGCTTGATCTTGTTGTAGGTCTCGGAATCAATCTCGGATTCGTAGGTGTAGCCGGTGGCTATGCTCCGGTCACCGACGAACAGGTCCAGCTTGGATTTTGCCACGTCGGTAATCCGCAGGGACCCAAAATCATCCCACAGGACATACATCTTGCCGGTATGGACCAGGGTATGGTCCAGGGCCGTCAGAGCAATGTCAAACAAGGTCTGTCCGTCTTCCACCATAGACGGGATAACGTAACCGGTATTTTCCATAGCGCCGCAGACCAGGTCAAAATCTGCTGCAATCTGCATTAAGATCTCATCCGCCCGCTTGTTGGCAAATACATAGGTCTCCTTGTTCTTCTTCAGGTACCAGGTTTGATCGTAGGCGGTCACGGTGACCTGGTCCTTTTCGTTTTGACCGACCTTGACCACATAGCCGTAAAACAGGCCGTTTTTGTCATCCTTCAGGGCCAGGATTCCGCCATGGGTCCACGCAACATTGCTGTCGGCCAGGGTGGTCAACTCCAAGGAGGCTGGCGTTCCAGATCTCTTCGTGGCCCACTTGGCCCCGGTGCACATGGACGTGATATCAAATGCATCGCCGGTGCGGTTATTTTGGTATAAAATTGATATACTCATGGAATCGTAAACACCTGCCCCGGGTAGATCAGATTGGGGTTTCCCCCGATGATTGCTTTGTTTGCATCATAGATTTTGGGCCAGTCTCCGCCCTTCCCATAAAATCGCTTTGCGATGTTCCACAGGCAGTCTCCGCTGACTACGGTATACGTTTTAGGCGTCCCACCCGGCTGCCCTGTGCGGCTTTGCTCTTTCGCAACCGGCTTCGCGGGGAATAGTCCTTCCACTCGGACAGTTTGATAGAGTAGTACAGATCTCCCAGCTCCCCGGACCGCTCTTCGTAGTCAAAAGATTCGATGCCCATCCGGATGTTGATGTCCAGGTCTGTACCGGTAATCAGCAGCCGCACCGGTTGCAAAGCATCCCGCGCCGCCTGGATAGCCCGGACAAGCTCCAGTGGGGGCGTTATGGTCCTAGGGGCATATGGGGCGCTGTGGGCCGGGAAAAAGCTGTCCCAGGATACGGTCCGCAGTCGCTTCTGCCGCAGGATCAGGACTTCTCCCAGGCCCAGGACGGTATCAGTATCATTGTCCCCAGCGGAGGTTACCTTCAACTTTGACGGCAGGACCGGGATGATAATTTCCTTTCCTGCCGCAATCAAAGCCATTGCATAGCCCATTATGCATACACCCCCTCTGCAGCCGCCACGAATTCATCTTCCAACTCCCGTTCTATTCGGCGGGCAAGCTCTTCGTAGTCCGCCCGCTCGCTCACCTGGGCATCAATGGCCACCGTAGGCGTCAGTGTCACAAAATTCTGGACGTAACGCATTTCGGCCACGTCTCGCAAGAACTTCAGGTCCTCTTCGGCGATGTTGACGTCCTCTTCGATTTCTCCGACGGACCCCACATGGCCCACGTTATCAACATCCCCGCCAAAGCCTTCGCCGTCCAAATAAGATTTCCAATCCTTTTCGCCTTCAGCTCCCGCCGCAGCCGCCTCCGCTTTCGCGGCGGCAATTTCCGCTTCTCTCTGGGCCTTGGAAGCACGGACTTCAGATGCCATAGCGTCCAAGGCGGCATCCCGCTCGGCGAGTTTAGAATTGATCTGATCCTGGTAGGCGGCCAGGTCGGCCGCTCTCGCCTGTTTGGCAGCTTCGTTTTCAAGCTGGGCCGTAGTCCCGAAAGTCACCTGGTCGATCAGGCCGATGTTGACGCCAGGGATTTTGTTCAGGGTGTTGATAAAGTCGTTTATAATGTCAATCGCACCGTTGACCATGTTTTGCAGGATCATCAGTACGCCGGCCTTCATGTCACCCATAAAGTTCTGGATGTTTACGCCGGCCGTGTAGAACGCCAGCTGCAGTTTATTCCACATGTCCATAATCCAATAGACGCCGATCATGAAGCCAACCTTTAGCAAATCCCAGTGGGTTAGAAAAGCATCGCAAACGATTAACCAAGCTACCTTCAACCCACCGACAGCCTTGATCCATTTATAAACAGCCATGACAAGCACGCCGATCAGTAGGACAATCCACCCGATTGGAGATGCGCTCATAGCAACGTTTAATGCATCCTGCGCCAAGGCTGCATTGTTCGTCATCAGTGCCGTAAGCCCCATTGCAGCAGCCTTTGCCATTAACGCAATGTTATAAGCAACAGTCCCAGAAGTATTTACGGCGGTCACAATCGCTTGCTTAGCGCTTATGGCAAGCAGGGCAGCAGCAGCGGCAGCAACTCCAACAAGGACCGGCTCAATAGCGGACCAGTTGTCGGCGATCCACTGTGCACCCTCTCCAATTGTTTGGATGACCGGTTCAAACGTTTCCAAGAGATTGTTCTTGATTTTCTCTCCAATTTGTGCAAATGTCATTGGCATCGATTCAAACTCTGCGTTGATCTTATCTGCCGATGCTAACATGGCGTTTTTTACAATTGTTGCCGTAATCTTGCCCTCGGCCGCCATTTCCCGGATTTTCCCTATTGGAACATCCAGATAATCTGCAATCGTTTGAATGATAGTGGACGCGTTATCAAATACGCTGTTTAACTCTTCGCCCCGAAGGACGCCAGAAGACATTGCCTGCGTCAACTGCAGCATAGCCGCATCGATCTGGCCTGCCCCTGCTCCGGATATGGTAAATTGTTTGTTGATAAGCTCGAAAAAATCTATCAGTTCCTGGTTGCTGGAAAAGGCGTCCTTGGCCATAATGCCCATTTTTGCAACAGCGTCAGCTGTGGACAAATAGGAGGCCCGGGAACGGTTGGCGGATTTCATGATCATATCCTGTAGCTCTTCCGTTGTCTGCAGGCCGTCATTCATCAGGTTCAACCGTGCTCTAATATTGGTCATATCGTCAGCCAGATCAATTACTTTTTTTGCGCTTACTGCTGCCATGGCCGATTTCACATAGCCGGAAACCTGAGACCAGGCATTTTTGACGTCAAGGGCCCCCGTGGCTGCCTGCCGCTGCTTCTTGTTGAACTGATCCACTTTATCGCCAGAATCTTTGACTTTCCGCCCCACCTGGTCCCATGCCGCAGACAACGCCTCGCTTTTGGACATACCGGTTTCCGCCATCATCTGCCAGGCGATTTTCATAGCTCGCGTCGATTTCGACGTACGATCTTCGACTTTCTCCGTTGTGTCGCCTACGTTATCCAGAGTCTGATCCATAGCTCGCGCTGCCGCGTCAATCTTGT